TATTCTCCAGATAATAATCCTGTAATTTCATCTCCAGTTAATGATTCTTTAGATGAGACTCCATAATATCTTTTTGCCACAGGATAAATAAATGTATTACGAGACCCAGTCCACGGATCAATATTAAAATCTGTTAAATATCCATCAATTATTCCTGAAAAATCTAATTTCCATAATAATGGATCTAATATATTATACAAACCAGAAGTTCTATAATTTCTTAAGTTATTATCAATAATACCAGTTGTTCCTGAACCAGTTATTGATTGATATCTAGCAGTATATTTTTCTCCAGGAAATAATAGATTAGGATCTGCATTCCAAAGTAAATTTAATCCTGAATTCCAAGAACCTCCTATTTCAACAACTTTAAAAGTTCTTAATTTAGTATTATGATGATCTTTTAAAGTTAAACTTGGAGCAGTATTTGTAAAAATCATTCCCACTCCTCCTCCGCCACCTCCACCACCTCCACCACCTCCACCACCACCTCCACCACCACCTCTACCACCACCTCCGCCCGGACCTGCTCCACGACCTGGTCTGTAGTAACCTGTTCCTTCCTCAGGAAATCCAAAATCTTCGTCCTCCTCTTCTTTATCTTCTTCCATAGAATCATCAAAACCTGGATCTTCTTCTTCTGTGTCTTGACCACCACCAGCACCACCACCACCTCCACCACCACCTCCACCACCTCCAGCTTGTATATCATCATCGTCTTCATCTTTTTCATCTTGTGGAAAATCTGCATCAGGGTCTGGATTACCACTGAGATAAATAAAAGTAAATTTTTTGCCACTAGTAATTCTAAGAATATTATATAATTCTCCAGGGCCCAATCCAGGAAGGTCTTTTTTACCAGATCTTAAATTTCCTTTAAATCTATTTATTTCGTCTTCTGATAATTCGTCAACGCCACTTTTCATTTTACCTAATTTTTTATATTTACGAATTATTTGAAAACCCTTATCTACAGCTGACATTTTTGAAAATAATCCAGTAGACATTGTTGTTCCATGACCGATATAATATGGAATTCCTCCAGGATCGCTAAAGCGAAGAACTCCAAGAAAATTAATAGTATTGTAACCGTGAAAATTTTTAGTTCCTGAAATATCTTGATCTCCGACATTGTATAATATATTATCTCCATTTATTTTTGATGTATAAGCTGTAAATGGTAATTCTATCCAATTTTGTTGACCAGTACCTAATGTCCAAAATTTTCCACTATCTTGAGTATAAACTAACATGCCTAGGGATTTTCTATTTTCAGGTATATCATAAAGTCCCGCAAAACCAGTGACAGATCTATATCCTCCTTTGCCGTATATATCAATATGTGATGGAAAACGATCTCCAGTATCTCCTGGTAAAATTGGTGATGTAATATTTGTTCCTGTTAAAATCATAAAATTTAAAGATTATCAGGTCTAACTTCTACTTTAATTTCTTCTGATCTATTTAGTGGCCAAGGAGATCTAAAAAGATAATAATCTTCTTCATTGTTAAATTTATTTTTAACTCCAGTTACTGTTGAAACTTGAAAATCTATTTTTTCTCCATCAAGAAAAAAATTATAACCATTTGGAACTGTTTGAATTGTTTTAGAACTAGAATAATTTCTAAAAAAATCTATATTATTAAATCCAGAATCTGCTGGCCAACTAAAATATATGTATTCTCCAGTGGGTTGAAATTTTTTTGCAGAATTTTCAATTTGTTTTGGATCAAAGTTAAATTGTCCACTTAATAATCCTGTAATTTCATCTGCTGTTAATAATTCTTTGTCTGATACGCCGCAATATCTTTTTAGAATAGGATAGATTTCTGCGTCAGATTGTCCAGTCCATGGATCAATATTAAAATCGCCTCTATTCCCTAAAATTTCACCACTAAAAAATAAATTCCATACTATTTTTTCTTTTATATTATATAATCCAGATGTTCTATATTTACCAGTAGTATTAGGAATAATTTTAAAATCTGAAGCCCCATCTAAACCTAATCCAGTACCAGTCAATAATTGATATGATGGTAAAAATGATTCATATTGATATAAATTTGGTTGATAAGGTGCCCATCCCAAATTAAATCCACTTGGCCAGGATGAATTTTTTTCAACGGCTCTAAATAAACGCATTTTTCTTGCATAATCATCTCTGACTTTAATATAAGGTGAATTACTAGTAAAAAGCATCAAAACTCGAATTCCTAATACATTTTGTGGAGATCCAGCATCCCCACCAAGATTATAACTTGATGCAATCACAGAGCCAGATATTTCTGATATATCTACTTCTGTGGCGTTGGCCTCTTGATTAATTTGATCAACAGTACCTACAGCATCATCAAATGTAATTTCTTGAATATTTGTTGATTCAACTCCTCTAATTCTATGATATGTTGATGTGCTTGGTTTATTAAATGACGCAGTAATATCTCTTGAAGTATAAGGGACTTCAAAACCTTGACCATTAGGACCAATACCTGTTCTTCCTGCCCAAATTGAAAAAATTTTATATTTTGCTCCTAATACTGCTCCATCTCCTATTCTAACCGTATCTCTTCCTAAATCACTATATCCAAGTTTTACTCCTGATATATTTCTAGCAGGATCAAATGGCATCCACCATTGGTCTGATTCTTCATCTGGTACTCTGCACCAATTTTCAGTGCATGGTGATCCAAATCGTCTTTGCCTTGGTCCATAATTTCTAAAATCACCTAAAATTATTAAATTTCTATACAAGCCCGTGGCTGATCTAACTGTTCCATAAAATTCTGTGCCTTGCTCACTTGAAAAACTTTTTGCTCCAGAAATTATTTGATTTCCTGTAGTATAGACTATACGATCTGGATCAAGTCTTGGATCTCCTGCTTGAAATGGTAAAAGTTCCCAATTTTCTGATTCAAACACGCCAGTTCTATAAATCCAAAATTTTCCATCTACTATATCATGAGCCATCATGCCTAAAGATATTCTTTGTGGAGATATATCATAAAGTTGTGCGGTACCGCTAATAGTTCTATATCCTCCTTTGCCGTATATATCTATATGCGTAGGAAAATCATCACTATCATCTCCTGGTACAATTGGAGATGTAATATTTGTGCCTATAAGTTTTGACATTTTATAAAACCTCTACTCTAATATTAGTACCAAATTGTTTATATTCACTTCTATATATATTATAATTTTCTGTGAAACCTTTTGTATTTGTAAAACTAAGAACGCTTAAAATCCATGAGCTAGAACTTAAACCATTTACTCTGAAAGTTGCTTCTCCAAATGATGCTGGCCAAGCAAAATACATATATGCTCCACCAGGATTAAAATATCTTTCTTGATTTCGATATGTGGCGAATTCGGAATATTCTAAACCAAGTACAGCATTATTGTCTAAAGTTTCAGAAACGGATGCTCCCCAATATCTTTTATTTGAAACAAAAACTGTAGTCGAGGCTGTTTTATCTGGCGTTCTTTCGTCTCCATATACTAAGGTAAAAGTTGTATTTTGTGTAATTGGTATTTGATAAACTAAAGTTCTGTCACCAGTAGTAACTGATAATTGAGGTAATTCAACAATTCTTTGTCCCGTTATAGCTCCAGAAGTTAATACCCAATTAACTCTAGTTACAAAAGAAGGTTGTCCTTTTTCTACTGTCCCATTATATCCTGGTATAGTTGTAACTTGCGTGCCAATAGTAATTTGGGGTGGAGTATATAATACTACATCATATAAACGTTTTAATGCTTCATTTACATTTTTTTCTGCATAATTAGAGTAATTAAAAGATACATAACCTGCATTATCTCCGCTAATTAATACTCCTGTATATCGAACTGTTGGCCTTATATCAAAATTTTTAGTCCCAGAAATAGTTTGATCACCAGTCTTAAATATGGCATTAGAAAAAATTAAATCTGATATTACTCCTGTCGCATATTCATTATTTAATGCTTCGTAGAAAACTCCAGAAAGCCCTGCTCCATCTATCTGTTTAACTTTTATTAAATTATACATTTTCCCTTTTACCTTTTAAAAGATATTACACTTATAAGTACTGATATTATTATATCAAATAACTTATAAAGACTTAATTTAAATTAATTTTATTGTTTAGATTGGCTATGGTAAAGTATGCTAGCCACGTATGTATCTATACCATGCTCTAGGGCGATATCTTGTATATTTGAAATATTATCTAAATTTTTATCTTTTGGCTGGTCAACGTATTCTTTAAAAGAAGCATCCCAAAGGTCTGGATTTTCATTAGCTATAACAATTTTTGTTATTTCAAATGCTACATCTTTTTGTTGTTTTGAAAGTTTTCTTAATGAATGCTTTTCTCTTAATGAAGATTCTATTTTTTCTTGAATTTTAGAAGCTAATACAAAATTATTTTTAATTTTTTCAATATCAAAGAGCGCCGCTTTAGATTGTTTGCCTTCTCCAATAGGTTTAACGTTCTTGGTTGATTGAGGAGTCCCACTAGATCCAGCAGGTCTTCCTGCTTCTCCTGCTTTTGCTGCGCCAATTAATGGTTGATATAAGCCTTGATCTTTTAATTCTCTAAATTTTTGTTGTGATGAAATTGAATCTTCTAAAGAAGGGAATTTGCCAGTGTCAATTGCTTCTAATCCTTCTTCTGGAGTTAAAATACCTAATTCCATTAATCTTGTATATATTCTTGAGTATTGAATATCGTCTTTTAAATCTATATCTTCAAAAACTGGAATTGGAAAATTTTTAAAACCAAGTTCTTTACTAATTCTACGAATCTCTGGAATAAGGAAATTATTTATAAAAGTTTCACGAGCTTGCTTTAATCTCTCTATAAAAACTTGTACTTTTATACTTTGATTTGCAAACTTTTCATTTCCAATAAGAATATTATTTAAACCAATTTGGATATCTCTGTCTACAACTTCGTATTTTTGTGGGCCAATAAGATTGCCAATGTCAGGAATTACAAATTGAGCTTTTGTTGTATAATCTGCAATTAATACTCTACCAACGCTTTGATTTTCAAAAAGTTTTTGCATTGCTTCAAGATTTTTTTGATTAATTCCTCCATTATTTGGATTATCTCCCATGGTAACTAAAAGAATTGATTGTTGCATGGTTCTGGTAATTGCCATGTCCATTTTTTTCATCTCGGCTTTCCAATTAATATCATCTAATACTGGAAAACCCATAGGGACTGCGAATGGCTCGTAGTCTTGTTTCTTATAAAAAACCGCAGATAATCTTTCTCTATCTAATGGAAGAGTTAAAATTCCAACTGTTTTCTTTTTAATTAATTCTTGAGTTTCTTTTGGAAGACTTTGCAAAACTTCTATATCTTCATCAGTTTTTGGAGATTTTAATCTTTCTAATTCATAATCACTTAATATTTTATAATATCTTCCTACAGAAAAATTTATGCTACTACCAATTTGAATATCAGCTGGATTTATAATAATATATCTAGATGGTAATTTAATTGAAGCGGCTTTAGAGATAACTCCAAAGGTTTGAGTAATTTTATTAACATCTTCATTTTTAATTTGATTGTCAAAACGATATATAAAAACATTTCCACTTCTATAGTATTCACGAAAAAATTGATCTTGAAGATCATATATATTCAACTTCCTTAAAAGAGCAGAAAAGAAATCTCTACTTTTTTGACTACCATTTTTAAAGTAAATATTACTACAAGAAAACTCTGTCATTAAATCAATAGTATTTCTGAATATAGCGAAATTATAATAACATTTTTGACACAATATGACAGCGTCTCTTATGTTCATATTTGAGTCATTTTTTATTCCTAAAGAATATCTAAATGGAATTAATCCATCTTCAATATTTTTATATCTATCAGTTTTTGTTATTGTGCCAGCAACATTTCTTCTCATAGAAGTTCCATTTGAAGATGCCTTGACTTCTTGGAAAGAAGCGTCAGAAACCATTAGAGGTTGAGTTTCCTCAATTTTAACGTTTTTTTGATTATTTTTAGATTTTTTAGCCATTTTAACTATAAATATTACACATTATCGGATCATAATAGGCGAAAAAGTAGGTGTTTCTTCAATAACTTGAGTGCTCATCATATCATTATAGCACTTAACAGCCCAATTCGCTAACATAAATGCTGAATAATTATCTTTTCTTGCTTTATTTGCTGATGCACTTCGTTTAAGATGTTGCGGTAAATCAAAGCTTTGAGTACCTCGACTTGTGGCTGAATGTTCTATTAATACACATTGTTTTTTAGTTTGATAGATAAAATCATCTTGATTTTCAATAAAATCTAATATTGTCCAATCTTTTTTATCTTCTGTTTTCATTAATTCTAAAGGGATATTTAAGCCTATTGTTTCATTAAATGAATTTTCATCTGAAGCAGTTCTACTAGCAAACCAAACTCTTTTATAATCAATACATGCTTGTAAATAT